AGGTCTTGCATATTATGATTATATTTGGACCAGCCTGAACCCAAATATGGTCGAATTTGGGACATTAATAACTCCAACAGTTAAGGAGGTATCAGTTGATACAAGTGAGAAAAGTGTCAACCGACTGGACAGCAATGCCAGCAGGTTTGACATATCTAATCATAGGACAGCCTAAGACAGGTAAAACAACAGCAGTATCTAAATGGAGTCCAAAAGGTAGTGAAGGAGTAATAATACTTGACACTGACCTTGGCTCTGACTTTGTCAATAATGCTAATACTGTTACTATTACAGGTCTTAATGCTCCTATGCGTCCCGTAATGCACGAGGGCAAACAAGTCACAAAAAACGGTGTGGCTGAAACAGAGGTAATCCCTCCTGAAGAGCGTGGTTTTAACTATCGCTCTGGTGATGATAAAGGCAAGCCAATGCCTGTATATTCTATGGTAGAAGCATACAACTGGCTTGCTAAAGAATGGGAAAACCTACCGTATGACACCATAGTTATAGATACAATAGGTCAAGTTAATGAATGGGTAGAACATATCGTCATTAACGAGCTAGGTATTACAGCTATGGGCGAAGGTCAATGGGGTGCCGATTGGGGCAAAGCTAGGCGTAAAAACCTAGATGTCGTCAAAAGGTTCCAAGACCTTATGAAAATGAAAGGTGGTAACCTTGTGTTAGTTAGTCATTCTAAAACATCACAGATGCAGGATGGCAAAGTACAACTAGCACCTGAATTACCACGAGGTCTGGGTTACTCATTAGCGGCTAAAGCAGACGTTATTGGTTATACTACAGCCAGTAAAGACGATGGTAAGTACTATATATCATTTGAGGCGTATGACGAGAGAGTGGTCGGTTCACGACTAAAACCTCTTGCTCAAAAGATACTCCCATTAGAGTATAGTGCTATATCTAACGAAATCCTAAAGTATAAGGAGGAATAATGAGTGGACGTTTTAGACCTGCTGACCTTGCTACTGCCAGTGATGGTGGTAGTAAGTTCTTAGGGTACGTACCAGTCGGTATTACCAGCTTTGAAGACAGAGCAGACCAGTTTGACTGGGCTGATGTCTACATAGTTTGTCAACTTGCAGTAGAAGGCAGTCAATACCCTCAGGAAATGAGGCTTGCTGGTTCTTTTGACAGGGAGCCAAATGGTAATATCAAAACTTGCACAATCTTAAAGAGACTATACTGGCTCTTTGACACCATCGGTTTCGAAGGTGGACCAGATGTGCAAGGTAACATGGTAGATGAGAATGGCGATAGCATTGACTTAGTCAATCACCTAGACGCCAACTTTTGTACCAACCCATTGGAACCATCACATGATTATCTTGTGTATATGTATAAGGAGCAAGGTCGTAAAGACCCTAGCAAAACTTATACAACAGCTTTTCCAAAGTTGGTTCCTAATACACCTGCTGGTCGTAAGGACCTCGAAGGCTACATAAATTTTATGAAGTCTAAGAACCTTATTAAAGAGGTGCAAGATGGGGTAGCAACAAACAACGCAATAACACCTAATGGTGGAATGCAGAACACGAGTGATTCTCCGTTCTAATGTTTGTTGAAATGGCAATCGGGAGTCCCTCTAAACGGGGGGCTCTCGTTCCTATTGAGGATATGTGGGATATAGTCTACGAACAAGGCAAAGAACAAGCTGTATATCGTAGTGTCTATATGTATGATGAAGACGCTGTTAAGTCTGTTAAAGTAAGTGGTTCTGTAAAGAACTTTCTTGGCACTAGATACATAGATGTAGTACCAATAGATATTGATAGAGCACAGAACTCTGACGAGTTTACATTACAACAAACACAGTTGATAATGGATTACTTACATAAAGAGTTACACCTTAAACAAGGTAACTATGCAATATACTTTAGTGGTACAGGTTATCATATAGATATAAGTGCAGAGTGTTTTGGTTTTGAACCTAGTGAGAATTTACCTTACATAGTCAAAGCTACAATGCTTAACCTTATAGCAGACATAAAAACAGACCCAGCAGTCTACACTAGGACATCACTCATTAGAGTAGCACACAGTCTTAATATAAAGTCAGAGTTGTACAAAATACCATTGACTTTAGAAGAGCTATATACTAATCACACGAACATCGTATCACTTGCTCAAGATAGGCGTTTAGACTTTGGAGTTGAAGAACTCTGGGGTGAACAACAACTTGATAAATACATAGTGAAAGAAGTTCCTAAGGTTAGGTCAATGCAAAAAGTAAACGAACCTTCTAATGTAGTTAATTGTGTACAAACATTGTATAACAGAGGACCACAACAAGGTAATCGTAATCATGCTTTATTGCGTATGGCTTCTCATTTTAGACGTAATGGTATACCAAGTGATGCTACAAAAGCAAGCTTACTACACTGGAATAACAACCAGCTAAATCCACAAATAGTTATAGATAAGGTCGAATCTACATATAACTACGGATACAAATATGGTTGTAATGACGAGTTGTTAGCAAGTTTGTGTAACCCAAAATGTGTATACTACAAAAACAAAGACTATCTCGTAGATATTAAAACATCAGGAGATTTACAGCAAGAATTAGAAACAAGATTAGAATCTGATTTTACTGGTAAAATGATACCATTAGCTCAGATGTTTGGTCTTGATGATAAAGATTGTAATGTATATCCCGGCGAACTAGTAACTATCTTTGGTCCTACTGGTGCTAATAAAACAGCACTAGCACAGAACATTGCATTAGGTTATGACTTTGCTAATGATGAGATTAATAGAGAATGGCAGATACCGACATTGTTCTTATCTTTAGAATTAAGTGGTTGGTATATGCACAGACGCAATCAACAGATAGTTTCTGGTATGAGCAAGGACGATGTGACAGCAAATTATAAGTTTGTTGGAGACACATACAATCAGTATCTTGAACATCTTAACATACAAACAGTAGCACCAACGCCTGATATGATACAAAAGACTATAAGAGACCTACAACCTAATCTAGTTGTTGTAGACTATATAGACTTAGTAGAAGTACCACGTGGTGTTTCTGGAGAGTATGAACAAGTAAGATACATATCACACTTCTTATCTAATCTTGCAGTTAACTTAGACATTATCATTATACAGATAAGTCAAGTTGCTCGTGAGTATAGCCGTAATCAGATACTTGATATTTATGCAGGTAAAGGTTCAGGTGCTATAGAAAATGCCAGCCGTAAGGTTATTGGTATTAATGGTAAGCAAGACTCTAGTGATAAAACAGTATCTATGTTTAAGAATAGTGACGGTGATTTGTTCGATGTAGAACTTATGTGGACTCCATCATTTAGATTAAAAAGGAGGTCACAATGACACCATTCGCTAAGCGTGTTGTAGTTAAAACAGAAATCTCACCAGAGGTAAAGTTAAAGCTACAAAAACTTGCTATAGAAAATAAGCGTAGTATGCGTAAGCAACTAGAATACATAATCGAAAAAGCTATAGAGGATGAATATGGCAAAGAAAACAACTAAAGAACTTATCGGAGACTTCATTGATTTAGATATGCAATTACAAATTGCAGATGAAGACGAAGCTGTAGTTCTTACAAGTGCAATGGAAGTAACAAAAAAAGACATAAGTAGAAAGATGGATAACATTGACTACTTTATGGTTAACATTGATAAAAAGATGCACTTGATAGATGCTGAAATAGAGGCGTACAACAACGAAATACAAAGATTGAAGTTGCGTAGAAAGGCTACAACTAGTTTAAAGGACTACTTTAACAAAACACTAATACCTATGGTAGTATCAGAACTTGGAGATGACAATGGTGTATACGAAACTGATACTGCTAGGTATAAACTGTATGAAACATTTGGACCTGTTGCTATAACAAACGAAGAACAAGTACCAGATGATTATAAAGTAGTAAAAATGACTACTGTAGTAGACAAGAAGAAAGCTCGTAAAGATTTAACACAAGGTGTTGATGTACCGGGTTTTCATATTGAAAAAGTAAAAAGAGTGAGGAGGTCTTGAAGCCTTGGATAGACTTGTACTTAGTACCATTTGGTTTTACATTGTATTTGTTTAAGTGTTTTATGATTACATTCATAATAAACGCTAATGAAATACGGTTTAATCTAGGTATTTACAAGTTAGGCTTTGAGCTCCGTTTAATCAGAGGAGATAAAAACCTATGCCAAGAAACAGAGTAAGTCAAAAGACTATTATCTTAGAGTTACTACAATCAGGTGTTAAGGTAACACCTATGTTAGCATTGAATAGATGTGGTTGCTTTAGATTAGCGGCTGTTATAAATTCATTGCGTACCGATGGACATAACATAATCACAGAGCGTGTTAAGTCTCATACTGGTAATAAATACGCTGAGTATACATTACAAGCGTAAATTTAACGTCAACCGAGAGGGGTTCTATATGAGCCCCTCTTTTAAACTACGGGGGTAGAATATGTTCGAATATTATTTCGATGCTTTGATGAACAATACAGTACCTTTTTTATTAGCTTGGGAAGCGTATGTATTCTTTATGCTAATATTTTTTGTAAGTATTGTATACAGGTTAGCTAGAATAGAAAGAAAACTAACAGAACTAGGTGCATTCTGGTTTGGAGAAGGAGAATGGGACCATGACTGCGAAGACTAAGTATCTAAGTCGTAAGACTATGGTAAGTTTCTATGAAAGCTTATTAAAGAATGGAGTTATATCTAAGGGAAGTGCTGGATATAACAGATTGCAACAGTTAAGGATTAAAGATGAAAAGCGTAAAAGGTACAAAAACCTTGGATATAAAGTCACCTAATAAAGATGATTTTAAAAAGGTTCTTGAGCCTATACATAAAACATACTGGCAGAAAGCATATAAGAAACTAGCCTCAAAAATGAGTTCTCTTAAGAGTTCTCTTAAAAGGCGTAGTGAGCAATACGAAGTATTGTTCGATATAGATGCCGCAGATATAAGATGTATGTTTTACGAAATGTATGGCAAAGGCTGTAAGTATTGTGATAAACAACTTACATTTAGAACTATAGCCTGTGACCATATAGTGCCGCTTACGAAAGGTGGTCCTTCTAATACAGATAACCTACAATTAATATGTAAGACTTGTAACACAAGGAAAGGTCCTCTTAATGAGAATGACTTTACTTTACTTATTCAATTAATAAGTGAATTACCTGACGAGTTAAACGTATATGTAATGAAGAAACTAGCGAAAGGAGGTCGTTACTAATGAAAATAAGTAGCAACGATAAAGTTTTAGAGTTGTTTAAGTCTCGCTTAGAGCTTGGTCAGTATAAATACAATCAAGATATTCCGTTAAACGGAGAAGGTGGCAGAGATAATCTAAAAGAAGCATTAGACGAAGTGTTAGATTTGTCTGTTTACATAACAGCAACAATACTAGAACAACTTAATAAAAGAAAGAGTAAGTCTTACACAGTAGATGTGCATAATATGCAGTATATACTGAAAGGTTTACATATGTTACACTCAGAAGCATACAGAGAAAATAGTATGGCTACGTGTAATGAGATAATGGAGCTTATAGAAGCATTAAAGAAAGGTAGTAACTGGTGCCATGAAGATGATAAACGCATCGGTCAAACAGATAATCCTATCAATAAAATGCACGATGTAAGCCCACACGACCCGGGAGATGAAAATGATTCACCATACACTAAGTGTATACCCGGTAGTAATTGCGATTAAGAAATAAAAGGCTCTAAATTTGTCAGGGTTTGTGACTATAGATAGTCGCCCTGTGAGGAACATAAGGACAATGAAGCAATAATGCTGAGAAGTTATGGACCAAAAGAAGAAAAGAATGACAAATGAAAAATGGTTGGCACCAGAGCCTTTTAGAATTGTAGAGAGAGCAATCCTTTTCTCAGCAGAGTGGTTTCTGTTGATTTTTTATTATTATCACTCAATAATAAAGCTCGATAGGGTGGAGAAGTTGTTAGCCCTCCACCCCTCTACATAACAAGGAGTAAATATGAAACCAACTTTAAGAAAAGCGTTATTACATTGTGCAAACTGGGACGCTGGTAAGTGTAGTGGTTGTATGATTAAGTGTGAGCTAGACGGTACAATAAGACAAGCAATAGATAGTAAACTTTATAAAAAAGACTGCAACCCAGATAAGTGTAGTTATTTTAGTAATGTAGTAGAACCTGCGATAGCAGGATAGTTACGTAGTAACTATCATCAGCTACTTACAGGAATCAGTCAGTAGGGTAATCATACAAGTTAGCATTAGTTGCTATAGTTTCTTGTATTTCTTCTTTATCAAATATTCTTTTAGGATTGTATTTATCTCTGTGAGCCAGCAATCTATCAACCTCTGGTGTAGTCATATTGTATAACTTTTTTAGCAATAACCTATCATCATTTTTAGGTTGAGGTTTTGGCTCAGGTTTAGGTTCAGGCTTAGGTTTATTTAAACTTGAAGGTTTATTAGCACTAGGTCTTAGACTATAAGGTCTAACTCCTAATCTACTAGCCTCTTCTAATATTTGGTTCTTGTCCGTCATTTAAGCTTGGTAATATGTTTTTTAAATCTTCACCAGTTTTGTTAGTAGTTACCATGTTTTTTTCTCGTTCTTTGTCTTGACAAGATTCACATAAGTACCCATCATCATTAGTAAGTGGTTTATCGCATTCAGCACAATGGTTTGGTATAGGCATTAGTGTATAATCCTTCCTCTTATTTGTTTACCTTTTTCATCTTCGTCTTGTGTAATAAGATTACCTATTTGCATTAAAGGTATACCAGTAAATTTAGTAACACTATAGTAAGGGTTCTCTAATACACCACCGGGTCCTACTACATCTCTAACTAATCTACCAAATGGTAGCATTGTCCACAAGTAATAATCTGTCATTCTTTCCCAATCGTTAGATACTAATCCTTTAAATAAAGGTGGTAACAATCGTAATGCTGGAGGTGTAATAGCCTGTACAGGACCAATAGGTGAACCAAAAAAAGCTCTTTCTCTTGTTTTATCGTCACCAAATAAGTAGTCAGTTGTATCTTGAAACCAATTCCAAGGAGCTGGTAATGAGTTTTCAAATAAGCTGTACATAAACAGATTAGAAAGAGATAACATCATTAAGTCAGCGGCGGCTAACCTTTTAAATGATTCAAACTCTTGCGTTCCGGGTTTATATCCAGCTAGTCTTGCTTGTCTTAGGACGTCATTTCTAAAACGAACACTATTCCAGCTCCATATTTGGAATCTACTAAACACCCTACCTAGTGTACTATTTGCCCACATAGGTCTATATGGGGCAGAGTATAAAAATTGTGTAGCTTTAACACCTCGTTTAGCCATCTTAATTAAAAACGGACTATTATAGTCGGCTATAGCACCACCAAACTTAGCTCTTGCTTGTAAGTAATGTGCAATAAAAGCATCTCTTCTTAATGCACGTTCTGGTATACGCATAAAAGAACTAGCCGCTTGAAAAGCTTTTTCAGTTAGTCCACTTTCTTTTGCTATCCTATACAAACCTTTATCTTTTAAATCAGGGTCGTTAGGATTCTTTTTGTATTTATCTGCAACTTTTTTTACAAACTCTTGTGTCTTTCTGGATTTTAATTGAGGATTTAAACCAGCCTCATAGATTAAAAATTCTTCTAATACACCTAACTCTTGTAGCCATTTCTCTACATCCTTCATGCTTTTCCACTTAGGATTAATGTTAGTCTTTAAGTATTCAAAGTTTCTAGCTTTCTTTAAGTTGTCATATCCAGCACTAATCCAAGTATGTACAGTACCACCATAGTAGTTTGCAATAGCACTCTTAGGGTGAGCAAGTAGTGATGCAAGTTGATACTTAGCTTCCATAGCTCCCCAGTTCTGGAGTTGTGTATATTCTATACCACTTAGTTCATCAACAACTTTTTTACTTAAATCAAGTTTTTCTAGTTCTTCACGACCTATATTAAGTTTTTTTCTAATACTATCTATCCTATCCTTAGCACGAGAGTCAGCTAACCATTTATAAGGTGTGCCATCTAGCTTCATGCGAGGATTATTTAATACTTTGTTAGGTATTTGTACAGGATATCCCATAGCGGCTTGAGTATACATCTCAAAGAATGTCATCCAATCGTTAGTAAATTGTGCACTATTACCCTTAGCTAAAGAAGATTCTCTAAAATTGTGCATCACAGTTCTAGCACTTACTTGTGTTATGCTTTTATAAAATTGACTAATAATGTTTTTCATATAGGCTTCATAAGCTTCAGGAGTTAATTCCCAACCACCTATATGTGCTTCTCTTTTAAATTGATTACCAACTTTAACTACACCATCTCTTAATATAGTCTGTGCTCTTTTTTCTCTACCTTCTGCAATTTTTTCTAATGCTTGTTTAACAACTTTCCAGTTCTGGTCCATGTCGTCTTTAAGTATAAAATCACCAGTCATTTGTTTATGCTGTGCTATAATGTTCTTAGCTTTTTGTTCTATCTCTTTTTCTGTTAATTCTTTATCTTTAGCAACTTTCTTTAACGCTCTTAGTAGATTCTTAGTAGCACTCTTTCTATCAAAAGACATATGAGGATAGTAAAACTGGTATTCTATAGTACCTGTTTCTTCCAGTTCTGCTTTTCTTCTAACTTCTTCTAGTAATCTTTTACCTTCTTTACCTCTTCTCATTGATACAGGTATATTAGATAGCTGTATTCTTTTAATAATTTGCTTTAATCCGTCTAATCCAATCTCTTCAATAGGTAATCTTATGTTTTCCCTCATTGTCTTAGTCAGGTATTTGTAAAAGTTTTTACGCAAAGTGTCTAAGCCAGACCATGTTACATTGCCACCAACCTCACTCATTGATAAAAACTTTCTAATTTTTTCAGGGTCACCTTTTAAGAATCTATGGTTTTTCTCATTATACTTTGTGATAATCCTGTTGATTTTATCCATGACCTGTTCACCAGTCATCTTTTGTACGCCCTGTTCAGTTGGTACATTGTAATTCTTTTTACTTAATTGTGCGTGTTCGTTTCTATATTTAGACCAGTTCTGAAAATATGGTTGTGCCATTTCATTGCCATCTTTAGGATTGTTAGGTATTATAACCATCCTAGCATAATCGTATTCTCTTTTAGCAACTGCCGCTCTATACAATATATCACCTTCAGGTAATGCACCATAGAATGGTCTTAGTTCGTCCTGCCACTCACTAGATAATCTTTCGTATTCATTCATACTCATCTCAGTTGCTTTAGCAGAAACTTGTTGTAACTCTCCCATAGTAGCAGTAGGTCTAACTATTCTAGCATTCTCTATAGTGTTACCAAGTTTATTAGTATATGGTCCTACATCTGCAATCCAATCCATAGTAGCAGGACTTCTTCTTAGGTCTCTTTCTATGGCTTCTGGGAACTTCCAGTAATTACTTTTCTTTATAGGTATAGGGTCTTTAGGTTTCCTACCAGTAAACCAATCAGTTATCTGTTGCCAAGTACTACCATCACGCATATCTTTAAATATTCTATCAAGCTTTTGTAAGTCTAATTTATTTGCTTGGTTAAGGTCTTTACCAAATATACCTCTAAAGAATCCGTTTAGGTTAACTACATCTAAATTATGATAATGATTTAAATGGTCATCAAGACTATTCTTTAACCTTCTCATTTCTCTATCTTTATATTTACCTTCAGATATTCCTTTAAATGGAGCTACTTCATCTAAGTATTTTATTTCTGGAGCGTCTAATCTATTAGCATTAACAAACTCATTTTCTACTAAATTACCCTTATTATCAAATATGCTTTTTAGCGGGTCATTTGTTTCTGCTTCTTTAATTAATCTTGCTTCAGCTTCTTTGTCTAAACCTTTACTAGATTTTCTAATTAAGTTGTCATACTCACTAAAGAATGTTTTTAAGTTGTCAGCATCTATTTCTTTAGACCTAAGACCCTCTCTTAATAAAGCTGTTTTAAGTTTTGCACCCTGTAAATACTTTATAGCGTCTGCAATATCAGGTTTCTCCTGAACTTCTTTAGGTAGCTTTAATAAAGCATCTAATCTTTTTTGATTACCCTTAGGGTATGTACCCATGTATAGCATATCAAATAATGCTTTCTCGCCTTTATCTTTTAATGAACCTTTAAAATCTCTAATAAGTCTATCTGTTTTAATTGCATCATTAACAGCACTAGTCTTTTCTCTTCTTGCTGGTGGTTTTAGAGTACCCTCTATAAACTCTGTTAATGGAAACGGTATGTCTTTATTAGCATAAGTTTGTATCATCCAGTCTTCTAAATTTTTAGCTAATTCTCTATCTAATCTTCTTCTTTCTGTGTAAAAACCTTTAGCTTTAGATTTTATTCTGTCAGCATTCTCATGTATATATTCAAATCTACTGTCAGGTATATCATACTTTTTAACAACATCAGCTATAACTTTTAGTGACGCCATATCGCTCAAATCGTTTATTATATAGTCTTCAGCTTTTAATACTAAGTTTTCAAGATAGTTTTCTTTATACTTTGGATTACGCATCTGGTCTTTTTTAGGAACACTCATTCCTACAGTTAATGCTTTTGTGCCATCTGCTTTTATATATCCGTGATTTACAAATACTTCAAAGGGACTTGGTATAGGTTTTTTATTATTATCAAGCTTAAGTGGTGTATTCCTAGCAAGTCTTTTTCTTACCTTAGGGTCCCAGATTTTATTATTGTTTATGTGATGTATTAATTGAGACATAGGTGTTTGTAATGTTTTTCTACCCATAACCTCTCTTAACGGCTCTAAATCTGCAACGTATTCTCTGTTAGCATCATAAACTTTCATTAAGTTGCCAAAGTCCATACGAGTAAACAACCCATCAGACCAATCAATACCTTGTATCTGCTTAGCTATGTGAGGTAAGAATGTGGTCCTCATGTTATTAGGTATCCAATCCATTTCACGGACGCCTTGTTGTATTTCAGAATAAGAATATCTTCTATTCTCTGCATAGTTTCTACTATACAATACTCTATTTACAGCGTTAAACATAGTTTGTGGACCACCACGCCTAATTTGGTCAGCCCATCTTCTTAAAAACTCATCTTTTGATTTATCATTATAATACTTTTCTGTTAAGGTAACCTTAGAACCCGGGTCTTTAGCTTCTCTAGTTGGTCTACCAGACTTATCTACCTCCATTATCTTTACATCAAATAATGTATCAAATATTTTTTTAGGTATTAAAGTACCATTTACCTTAGCTTCGTCCATAGGGTCAGAACCTATAGCTATCATAGCTCTAGATAATTCTCTAAATCTTTGTAAGTCTTCAGGTTTTAGCTTAGCTCTGTATATTAACCTAACAGGTCTCATTTCCCTTCTTTTTTTACTAGAGTTATAGTAACTGTGCATATAAGGTCTTGAGTAGGTTCCTTCTCCTATATTTATTGTTCCTTCATAGAACACTTCCTTACCATCCTTCCAATATGGTAAATTTACTTTTTTCTCTATGCCATCTCTTGCATCAGGACCAAAAGTACCTTTACGCACCATGTTATAAGCTCCTAATACACTAGCTCTTTCTACAACAGCAACACCTAAATTATCTCTACCAGAAAATGTTTGTTGGCTAATGTATTGTCTCCAATAAGGAGAGTATTGATTACCAAGATGTTCCATTTCAGTAATAAACTTTTCATTTCTTTCAGCTATTGCACTAGCATATGTATCGCCTGTTAACGGGTCTATCTCATTCTTATTATGTTTTTCATGTGTTCCTTTAGCATTAACGTACTCATCTTTATTTTTATGGTACATTTCTTTCCAAGCTTGTTTAAAACCTCTTGACTCACCACCAAAGAATATAGTTGCTTTGTCACCATCTAAGTCAGCACCACCTAAGGCTCTCATAGTTCTAGGATGTAACAGACTGCCAAAGCCATCTATACCTGTAAACCCGGCAAACCTTAACTTATGTGCACCACTTATTGAATCCATAGGAACACGCATTACTATTGCTTCTAGTATATTTTCTACTTTTTGTTTTACCTCTGGTGTAGCATCTTTACCTATATACTCTTGTCTATTAGCCCATAGTTCACCTAAGGTTATCATACCTCTTTTGCCAAAGACTTCATCATATATTCTAAGATTCTTATGCCCGTTATCTAAAAAGAATACTGTTTGACCTTCGTCTGTATTAAGTATACTTGTATCATCCCTACTCTTGTTCTTCTTTTGCAGTCCTATTTCATAAGGTCTCATTCTTGATGACGCACTATTGTCTATCTCTGGTCTAGTAAACTTATGTACTACATAATTACGCATAGCTTGCATACGATAGTCTCTAGAAAACTTATGTAGGTAAGCGGCAACACTGCCATCAGGGTATACGCTATTAACTCTTTCTACAATACTTTCATAGTCAACGCTATTTTTCATAGCCTGTTCGTATTGTTCTCTAGTCATTTCACCTTCTTCAGCAAGGTGTTTCATTTGTTCTACGTCAACTCTTAATATTTTTTCATATAGTTTCTGAGCTAACTTAGGATTGGTGTCATCTTTTAATATTTCAAATACTTTTTTAATAGGTAGGTTTTCTAGATTTTCTACAACTCTTTGCATATTCTCTGGTGTCTTTGAGTTATAGTATGTTTCTAGTATTTGTTTACCTTCAGGAGTACCCTCAGTGGCTCTTAATGATAGCGTATCTTGCATATCTTTCATTACCTTAGGGTCAATGTCAGAATAACCATATTCGCTTAATACAGAGAACATTTGCTTAGGCACTCTTTGCCTTTTAATAAACTTATCGCTTGTTATTTCTGTTAATACTGTTCTAAACGCTTTAACAGGAAGTAAGAATGCTTCACCATTATATTGTATAGCTCCACCTTTACCTAGTGTTAGGTCTCCAACTTTTCTACCTCCAGTAGCTTTTACGGCTGATTCTGGTAGGACCATATGGTAATCATTCTTTTTCATAAAGGCTTCCATTTCAGGAGAACCTATATGTATAGCATACTTACCTAACATAGCACCAAACTCATTGTTGTTTCTATAAGGTTCTACTATAAAAGACTTATTCATTTTACCATCTATAGGTAAACCTTTGTCTAAGTTTAATGCGTCTACAATACCATTACGTCCTACAATAGCTCCGTCAGTAGCTTCTGTATATTTATTAGCTTTAGCAAAGATTGGTATTGCTCCATTTTCATCTGCTATATCTCTGTTCTTAGCATCTTTAAATAAGATAACTCTAAAAGCTGGCTCATCATTATTTTCAGGGTCTTTAGCTAGTTCTATACCAGCTTTCTTTGCTAACCTTTGTACGTTTAATGGGTCAGCAGAGTATCCTGTATTAAACCATATTTGTTGCCTTTTGTTAAATCCTCTAGGGTCATTTATATAACCATCACCTAATACCTTTTTAAAGTTTGCTTCAAACTCAGCCATCTTAGCACTAAATCCATTGTTCTGTATATCATACAATACATTAGAGACATACATTCTTCTAAATACTTCTTCTGGATTCTTAAGCTTAGGGTATGCTTCTTTAAACTTTTTAAAAGACTCCATATATACAAACTCTGCTTTACGTTTGTTAGGATATTTATCAGGGTCTGCTTTCTTTAAAAAATCATCTATAACTTTATTAATCTTTTTTAGATACCTTTTAGACATACCCTTCTTAGCCTTTAGGTCTACTCCGTTTGTAGTTTTAGCTACATTAGGATGCAACTTAACAAAGTACATTCTTTTAGCATCACCCTTACCACCAAAATAATAATACCCTTCTTCGTACATCTTTTGAGCTAACTCGCTCATCCTATTTTTATAATAAGATTCTGCATAGTTCCTAGCTTCAGCTTGTAATTTATAATAAGGTTCTGTTGGTCTATCTTCTTTTAATTGTTTAGCTTGTACCCTAGTAATACTTTCTACTACCCTACCTAAGTCGTAAGCTTTACCATTATATATTACTTCATCAAGAACTCTTATAAACTTATTGTCTCTACGCTGTTCTATAGGTTCTCTATATACTCTAAATGCTTCGTTATCAAATATTTCTTCTATTACTAACGGTTCGTTTTTGAGTTCTTTTCTGTTCCCCAGAGGGTTGACAATTCCTTCTTGAATAGATATTTCTTGGTCAACAATATTAATCTGCTCAACGAACTCCTTCTTTCTTGTCTGCTCTGCCCATCGTCTCCAGAATCCCTTTTCTTTCTCATTAAGTGCTCTTCCCCAAGACGAACCCTCAATAAATTTAATAATCTCTTGCTCTGCTCCCTCGATTGGTTTCCCATTTTTGTGCAATCCTTCCCAGACTTTATTTATCTCTGTTGAAATACCTATTCTTTCGTAAGAGCCTAAGTCTTTAAATAAGTTATCTACATATCCACCTTTTCCTATAAGAGTGCCGGGTACATCTTTAACATCTGCAAAGTGCATATCCATGTCTTGCTGTTCCTGACTAGTCTTATCTTCTTTATAACGCTTTTGATAATCTTCTTGCTCTTTTTTACTAAGGTCTTTTCTTATTTGACCCATGCTATCTTGTCGATAACCCTCTTCAAACCCTTTACTCATTTGCTCTATAGCATCTATATCAAAGCCCCTACCTTTAAGTATGTCATATATTACATGAGAAGATTCGCTAGGTCCGTTTTCGCTATATTGAAATGTATGCTGGAAATCTTTTTTTACTATGCCTTTCATTTCAGTAGTAAGTGTATCCCATCTTGGGTTTAGCTCTGGGTCAGGACCAGTATCTTTTTTCATAGAGTCAGCAAGAAACTCTCTACTTGTTCTAGTTTGATAAGGTACTTCCTTAAATCCAAAGAAAGCACCCATAGCATAGTTGTATACTTGTTCTTCTGTAGTAGCACCTTGTAAAGATGCAGGTAACCCTTGGAACATAGCACCCGCAGTAGTTCTCATAAATAAATCAAACTTCTGTCCATCAGTTAGCATTTTAAAATCAGGGCTACCATTAGGTTTCATTTGACTAGGCTCTATTCTAGTACCTAAACCTTTCATATTTCCTATAAATCTAAACGCACCACCAGCAATACCACCAAATCCAGCGGCGTTCATCATTTCATCTACACCATGTGTCCAACTAGATATAGCACTTGCAGTACCTAAATGAAAAGCACCACTAGCCATATCGCTAAATATAGGAGACTTAGCAAACTCTGGCAGGTCATTAAGTATAGGCTCTATTACTCTCTTTGCTTGTTTTTGTATAAGGTTAGCACCTCCCATTGGGATACTAGTACCTCTTATAGCTTCACCTACTTGGCTATATGTTCTTAAACCTTTAATATTTCTTAATGCACGAGCACCGGGTAAGTAACCTACAAAACCTGCAAGGTGACCTAAGTTACTAGCTATACCTTCCCAAGTAGATTTTGGAGCTGCTTCACCTAGTAATGGTAATGTAGTAAATCCCTCTGCAAAGCCTTTACCAGCTTCTTTTAGCATACGGATTATTAAAGCATCTTGATGTTGTGGTTGTCTTGCGAACGGTATCTTATAATAATTAGCGTGTTCTTCTAGAGACTCTATATCGTCATCTCTATTATCAAACAACTGAGGTGCCATATTATACTGGTCTATGACGCCCCTAATCTGGTTCTCGTCCATCTTAGGAGACCATTGTTTAGGCTCAGCCATTGTACTCCTAATCGTCTTTGATTAAATTGTATATAGTATATAAGTCAAATAATGCTAGACCAATACCCAGTGGTCCACCTATAAGTCCTTTTGATGCTACTCTAGCCGCCAACTTCCAAGAACCAGCTTCTGTCAACTTCTTAACTAAGTAAGATATACCTCTATCTTGTGCAACATCTTTAACCTTGCTAATCATAGCAGGAGCAACAGGAGCTAAATGTGACATACCCATACCTGTAATAGTCTGTCCTGTCTCTCCTAGTCCAACTCCTTCTGCCATGTATTCACCAGCTTTATATAAACCACCAGCGTACAATGCTCCTCTAAATAGACCAGGATTTTTTAATGGTCCAAAGCCCGGTATAATATCTTGTTTGGCATTAAGTACATCCCTTAATCCAGAGAACTGTTTACCACTTATTTTATCCATAAGTGCTTTAGGACTAACAACTTCTCCGTCCTGTATCATTTTGTTAATAACACCTTTAAGTTGGTCTCCTTGAGCTTGGGTTAGTGTACCATCTTTAACAAACTTATTTATATCTGAATTTATAAATCTTGCAGTCTTTGGACCAGTGTCAATAGTTTCTTCAAACAAGTTCATCTGTCCAGTTTTAGGTTTACCTCTAGCTCCACCACGCATAAAAGCATCTGGTATAACTGCATCACCTTTTTTTAAGGCTTCTAATTGAGCTTTACTAATTAAACCTCTCTTAGCCATTTCTGCTAATTGTTTTTCACTAAATTTATCAGCAGTTATAAAACTTCTTTTTAATTCATTAGGTAAGTCAAAGGTGTCTTGCTTAGTAAGTATACCACCTTTACGCTTAATCATGTCTCCAATAGCTTTATAATTGCCTTTTCTAGCTAACATAAAACCAGTAAACACAGTCATAGCAGTACCTAAAGCACCATATGCTATAGGGTCATCTTTAAAATGCTGTAGTATAGTGTCCATAGTCCTATCTTTAGTAGGTGAGTAAACACTATTAAACATATTGTATGTAGTAGGGTCGTCTTGTAAATGACCTACTAACAACCTTCTTTCATTTGGGTCCATACCATTTACAATGTCATTAATATGGTCGGTCCAAGATTCTTCTGTTAAGAATACAGATGGGTCACGAACTAAAGTTCTTTGTATACCTTTTAATTCAGACGCTTTAGAAGTAGCATACCATTGTTCAAAGCCTTGCATATTACCACCAACAGACTTCTTCCACTTCTCTCTCCATTTATTTTTAGAGCCCGGTCCAAATCTTAAATTTTGTACAGCTTCTCCAAACTCTCCTTGCACTTTGCTACTAGGATAATTAGAGAATACAAAGTTCTCTGTTCTTTTACCAAGTCTATACTCTGCTTCTTCACGCTCCATCTTCTTTTGATTGTAAGCACGCATCTGCCTAGTAAACTTTGCTTCAGCAGACTTTCTTAAATTTTCAGCTAAACTTTCACCCCCATCATTCATAGGGTTATATATTGGTTGAGTTAAATTTAATTGTTTTATTTCAGCCATTACATATTCCTCCAGCTCTGTCTTATAAAACTATCTAAAGATATATGCCCACCTTCTTGATATCCAAACAAATCAAAGCCACCACGTTCTTCCATATTCTTATATGGGTCTACATCTTTATCTGATAATTTTGGTTGTGGTCTAGGTCCTTTGGGTGTAGATAGATTTAATTCTTCTATAGTAACTTCTTTTTCTGGCTCTGTAACCTTTTCTTCTTCTGTTTTTACCAAGTCTGTATCTTCTTCATCTGCGTCTAAGAACTTACCGGGGTCATCATCACCCTTGTCTCTATATTGACCAAAACCATCACCCGGGTCAAACCCTTGTAATGCTGACATCTGTCTTAGTGCTGTTCCAAACATAGAGAGTCCTTTACCTACCTTCTGTCTATTAGAACCCTCTGCTTTACCTGATAATACATCATCATAATCTGCATGACCTGTATCATCTTTATACCATTTTTTAGCACCTTCATATGCTTTACCAGCACCTTCGTAAAGTTTTCCTGCACCTTTGTATAAACCTGCCGCTCCTAAACCAATGCCACCTACTACTCCTTTAGCACCAGTTACTAAGTCTTGTCCTATCTGAGAACCAGCTTGTGTTAATCCACGACCATACATTCTAGCTTTTTGATATTTATCCATACCTACGCCAGTAGCCCTTACTTGTTTACTAGCTTCTATCTGTTCTTCCCTAGACATATCGTCCCAGTTCTTATCGCCCCATTGCATTTTACTAGCTATCTCTTCCATAGCTTGGTTTTTACCAGATGTAAAGCCTCTGCCATATCTATTCTTAGCACCTTCTGCTATACCTTTAGCACCACCTAAAGCACTAAGATGTGCTCTTGACATTATGCCTTCACCTATCTTATCTAAAGATTGGTCCATTAAACCTTCACCCTGTATCTGTTTTGCTGTTACTGGGGCAAAGTCATAAGATATAGGGGTATTACTTCTTCGTAGATTAAAAGGGCTACCTGTTTCACCAATTTCTTCAGGTGCTTGTACATAAGCACCTAAGTTATAATTTCTAACCTTACCACCCATTTGATAGACATATCTTTCTAACATCTCTCTACTTTTTTTATATCTACCTTGGTCAGCACCTTTTATAAACTCTCTATACATACTCTTCTTTCCTTCTGGTAGCTTAGCTTCTTTAACTTTTTTAGGTTTAAGGTTTGTAAACATATTGTCTTTTGGATTAAACTTTTTAGTTCTTATACCATCTTTCATTACAATAGTATCAGCACGCCTTTTTAATTCTTTTGCACGCTCACCTTTTCTATACTTTATATACTCATCTCTATCGTCTATTCTTTTACCATCTTTAGTATAATAAGCTGGTTGAGTACCCATGTTCATCATTTCTATATCACGAGCCTGTTCTCTCATTAAAGCTCTATCTGCTGACCTTTTTTTAGCATCAGCCATGCTACTACCATAATCATCGCTAGGGTCATTAGGGTCGCCAATAAGTTCTTCTCTAATATCTGCATTGTGTAATGCGTAAGGTGAGTATTCAAGTTCTATTTCTTTACGAGACTTTTCTCTATCCCTATCTGACTTTTGTCTTAATCTGTCTGCCCTATTCATAGCTTCTAACTTTAACATAGGATTCTTTTTATATACTTCTTGTACAGCAGGATTATCTTCGTCTATATATAAGTTATAATTTTGATTTCTTGATTCCTTCATACGCATAGCTAACTGCTCAGAAGGAGTAAGCATTCTATCTTTAGGCATTTCAAATGTCTTTAAATCAATGCCTTCCATTTTGCCATAGTCTTCATCAAAGAATGGGTCTCTTCCTTTAGAATCAAGCATATCATTACGCTCAGCAAAATTCTTAAGTGTCTTTTTAAGACCTAACATATCATTAAAATCATCTGAATTAAAACTATCATCAGTGCTAATAGGCTGTAATTCAATACTTTTTAAATCTATTGGAGTAGTTTTTCTAATCTCTAATGGACCGGGACCATACAAAGCGTTTTCCATTTGCAACTTTCTTAACTTACCTCGTTGCTCTATGGCTTTCATTTCATCATGGTATTGTGCAATTCTTTCGTTAGTAGCTTGCCTAAGTGCTATGTCATCAGCTTTATCTCTTCTATCCATTCTTGCAAATAGCGAGTTGTCCTTAAACACAACAGAAGGATTATTGTATTGGTCTTCGTTAAATCTTCTTTGAGCTTGTAATCTATCCATTATAGAGCCACCTTCATTCATTTCAGGTTTGCTCTGTCTCATCTTATTAAAATAATCAAGAACTTGCATTTGTTCTTCTTTAGTCATTAAAGAACCATCTTTTTCTCTTAGCATTATGTGGTCTTTATAAGACTCTGCTGGTACTCTATTCTTTAGTAGCTTTCTAAACTGCCTATCCTGTTGTATCTTTTTTAATTTACCAAGCATTACTTTATGCTTATTAACAACTCCAATACTATCAGGTTTTCTAGCTGGACCACCTTCTTGAAATCTAGGTTCTTCTTGAAAATTAATTCTATCTAAGTTCTTTTTACCTATAGCATTAACAGCGTTTCTATTAAGTACGTATTCACCCGGCTCTAGCTTAGCATCTATTACATCACCCGGGAGTGGACTGTATTTACCCGCCAATTTTCTGCCCTCCCATTCTAGTAGGTATCTTCATAGGACCTTTAGGTCCCATAATTTGAGATACCATACCACCATGTTGCTTTAGTTGAATTGATGGTTGTGGAAACATATCAGGGCGATTCTTTCTCATTCTTCTATGAATTGCTTCATACTCATCAAATTGACTCATACCTTCACCTTCTGCATCAGGTTGAGCCATAGGTGGTTCTCTAAATTCTTCATCCATATCATCACCACGCTCATCTCTATAATGATAATCATCCATTTCTGTATAAGGTTTCATAGCATCTAGTTCTTCTTGGCTTGGCATAGATGGTATTACTCTATTTATCATTCTCTTTTGTGAACCTAATATTCTAGATAAGAAGCCACCTTCTGCCATTTCTTTTTTATGAGCATAGCCAGCTTTCTTTAACCTTAAGTGGTCGGCAAATGTATTAGCCATTTCTTCTTCGTTACCTTTGTACATCATGTGTGGTTTAAAATCAGCAGGTCCTCCTTGCTGATATTTTACCTTACCACCATACATCATATACATCTCATCTTCATCTGGAACTTCGCCACCTATTTGAGAAAACAAACCAAATGGATTAGCCTTTTCTAATAATCCACCTGCAACATTAGCTATTGCACCTGCGGCTTGAGAATCTATTTGATTGTTCCTAGCTCTTTGCATATTAACTGCATTATTAATATCAAGATTTGCTGTTGTTAAATTCTTAGTAGCACCACTTTGTATATTAATACCTTTATCTTTTTGTCCAACTAAGTAGTTTAAAAAAGACTCGTTAGCCGCACCAAGGTTCTTATTTATATTAGCTTCTAAGTTTGCAGATGCTACGCCAGCAGGTAAGTTTTGTGCACCGGGCATTCTATTTGCTATTTGAGCTGTTGTGTAAGCAGAATCTAGTGCACCAGCATCAGCTATAGCTTTCTGATTTGTATTTTCTTGTGAGAAAGGATTCATTATATCCTTTCCGTATTGCACCATTTCTGTATTAAAAGTAGTGCTAGGTTCATAAGCATTCTTCATTTCTGCTCTAACTGAACCTGTACTTCTTTTTTGGTTTAAACCGAGTAGGTTTTTAAAAAATCCCATAATGTCACCTTATCCTGCC